TCGCCATCCACAAAAGATTTCTTCCACTCCTCATACGTCATATCTGCCGACACATAATACGTCTTGCCATCCTCTCCTCTTGCCGCACGCTCTCCCACACTGTCAAATTCATCACCAAAATACGGACATGTACATCCGCGGCAGTTTGGATGGAACGGCGGTGCAGTCACACCGATCTGGAAGTCTTTCATGGGGAAATGTTTCAGATCCATGAATCCACAAAACTCACATGTATGGCTGTCTAATGTCTCCATGATTTCAAACTGCTGCACATCCAACTCTTTCATGCAGTCCTGTCTTGCCTTATTTGCAAATGCTGCAGATTCCGTCATGACTACCCTGCCCGCCTGTGCCCTAGATACTTTCATCTTCTTGGCAATCTCTGCAATAGCCCGGTCTGGTGCTTCTCCTGTGATGCACATGCGCGATAGACTGTTATGCAGCTGATTGATCAGCTTTATCTTATTCTCCCACAGGCGGTCGGAAAAGTTCTTTCCATCCACCGCCCACGGCTTACATACGATCATCTCCACAGTTCTCGAATCCAGCCGGTTTATGGTCGTGCCAATGCCGACACCTTTTTGTATTTCATAGGCAGTATGGTAAAAATCAGCGGTATATGTATTCCTAATATGCTGATCTATTGCATCGATGCAGTTTCCATACAGCTTTTCTGCTTCCTGCTGTATTTCAAGTTTTAAGGCTTCCAGTCTGCTGATATGCACTTTCGCAGATGCATTTTCTAACTGCTGCTCCCATTCCCCGTTTTTTTTATTTTCCTGTCCATATCTGATATATTGCTCAACATTCCAATGAAATTCTTTCAGTTCTCCTGCATCAAGCAGCTTCCGCGCTTCCTGCATAGATACACCATTGTTATCTGCAAGTCTCTGATACCAGGAATTGATCTTTGCATTAATTGCCGCAAGGGATCTGTCAAACTGCTCCTGGATTTCCTGCACTTTCTGAAATGAAGTATCGTGCTGTGCCTGCTCCATCTGTTTAAAACGTTCCTGCCAGTATTTACCTGTCCGTTCACCCATGCGATCACCTGCCCCGTTCCTTTATTCCATATTTTTTGGATCATCGTTCTTTTCCTGATTATCCTTCTGCGCCGGATCATCCTTTTGTGACTGTCCAAATGCACCGGTGTAAGCATCCGCTTTCTCCTGTGCCTCTTTCTCTTCTTTTTCGATCTGCTTCAATTCCTCGTCAGCATCTTCGACCAACGGATGATTTTTTAGGATCGTCTTTTTACTGACAATGCCAACTGAATCCCTGCATATCTGTGCCTGCTCTGTATCATTCTTGATACGGGTACGGGTCCATGTCTGTATAATGGTGTCGCACTGGATGCCAATGCTCCTGCAGATTGCCCGGATAAGACGCGCAAAACCAAGTTTAAATTCTGTTTCCATCAGTCCGGTTTTCATCTCCAGAAGCGAATACATAAATTTCAGTGCTTCCCCCGACTGGTTCCCGAAGTTCTCTGGCTGTGGATCAAATCCCTGCCCCTGTTCAAAGATTGCCTTTCTGGTGGCTTCCAGTACACTGTTCCGGGCTTCGATTGGGATCTCGATGTTAAGTGTTGACACTGATCCATCTTCGTCACTTTCAATTTTTATTGCCTTATACTTTTTTAAATCTGAAAGGAACTCATTTAGATCCTGCCCTCCATATCCGGACAGCACAAAAATCAGTTCCTGTATATCGTCCAGATCATTAATAAAACCGCTGTAGACCTTATCATATACGTCTATCAGCGGCTTTATGTTTCGCAGATCATCTGTATGTATATTATTGTTATAAAATGGGATAAATGGCACTTCCCCGAAATCATGGTGGTAATCGGCGGTCATGTCACTGGTAGCAGGATCAGCAAACATTTCATAGTATGTCAGCAGATCAAGTGTCTCTCCCGCCCTTCGCCGGAATGCCTGGCACTCTGTATCCGTCCAGTATTCATACACGGTATAATTGTCTCCAGTTGCATCGTCGATGTCCGGATATACCCGCATGGCTCCGATTAGCCTACGCTTTAAACTCCGGTCAAATACCGGGATGACCTGTTCTGATGGAACAACCGCCCATTCAAAACCACTATCGCCCTGCCAGTAATGTACCCAGCCAATTGTGGTATTGGCGGCGTTTACACACAGCTCCATGCAGTTTTTCGCATATTCATCCCCCAGAGCCTTTGTGATGCGTTTATTTGCGACAGTATTTCCAACATCAAACAACGGCGGTGCAGTAAATGCATAAGATGCTTTCTGATTCACGATCAGCCCATGGAAGTTCCGTGGAATCCGGTTGTCTGCATTACGCAGTGGGTTGTCCGCTTCCTCTTTCTCTTCTTTTGGCTTATCCCGGAATAAAATATCTGTCTCATTCCGGTAATACCGTTCTGCCACTGCTGCCCGTGTCACAAAAGCCGCATGACCGGGTTCGTATTTTTTTATCAGTTGTTTCATTGTTTCGATGTCCATTGTTATTCTCCCAAAATTTCAAGGCTCTGATATGCTGCAAAAATCTTCGGTGACTGAATTGCAAACCAGTCAACCATTTCTTCATTTTTTGCCCATGCTCCATCATAACAATTTGAGGAATCAGATAAACCGCTCTCATTGAAAAAAGCGTGGATAATTTCATGCCTACAAACTTTTCTCCAATATTTCTTTTGCGATTTTTCGTCCATCCCTGTGAAATATTCTTCCTCTGACATGTCGGCAATTATGATTCTTTTATCTTCCTCACCGCAATAACCAGCAAGTCTATTCTTTTGCATATACTCATCTTCTGACACCTTATGAGTTTCAATCGAATATTCAGTTCCAAGGATATTTACTTTCATATTTTTCATTTTCTACCTCATTTCAAAATACCGATGCCGCCGCGGTTCTCATCCGTGTAAATTGCATACCGGATTGCATCCTGTACATCATCGAACTGTTTTACCGGCTCCCCGGTCTTATCATTCCACACATACATATAGATTTCATCACGGAACCGCTCTACATCATCTACTATCCGAAGTTTGTTCTGCTTGTATAGCTGTGCCACACGCTCAATTCCGCTTAATACGGCTTTATTGGCATTGACCGCCCGCAAACCGTTTTTCTTAAACTTCTTCACATATTCCGGGCGGGCAGAGTCACAATAGAATGGAATACTCCCATACTCAGTTTTCATTGCCTGTGCCTGCTCCAGCCAGAAATCTATTTCCTCAAACTGGCGCGCAATCTCCCGGATCAGATAATAACAGCCCTGATCGTCTTTCCCAATCAGCACGATTACTCCGAAATGTTCATAGCCCCAGTCCACACCGGCAATAAACTTAACAAAATTGACCTTTTGCAATTCTGCCCTGCTGATATAATGGACTTTCTTATCAAAATCCCGGTATACGGCACCTTCGCCCATGACCCACATTCCCTCTATATTACGATCATAAAACATTCCAGACGGTGTGGTCTCTTTCATGTTCTGCTTATAGCGTTCTGACAGGAACGTATTATCATCCAGCCTGTATTGCACTTCCTTAATAATTTTCCCATCTGCTTTATCAATAAAATCTTTCTTCAACCAATGTTCTGGGTTATCCGGGTTCGTGTCGATCAGCATCCTTGCACCATTTCCGGAACATCTGGACTTGATCTCGTCAAATACTTCCTGCTTTGCCATTGTGCCCTCATTGATGTAAGCACCGTAGGCGGTCATTCCTCGGATACGCCCCAGATCATTGATCTTTGAATGACCAAAACAGCACACCTGTACCCCGAACAGCTTAAATCGGTTGAATTTATCAAAATGAAATTCTATGCCATATTTGTTCGACAGCTCGATCAGTACATTTCGGTTGAGTGCTCCCAGATCTGCACCCGCCAGTATATATTGTGGATTTTCCACTCCCTGTGCAGCGGCTATCTTTTTGATCCGGCGGAGTTCGTACAGAAAGAGGTCATTATCCAGAACTGTCTTCCCGGTTCGCTTTGCGCCATGGTTAATCAACATAAAATAGTCATTATTCACGGCAAAGTGGAATGTATCAAGCTGTTTTGGTGTATACAGATCACTCAGCATCTTTCAGCGCACCCTCTATCTGTTCAAAGAATTTATCCAGTTTGCTCTCCCGGTCATCCTTACCGGCATCTGCTCTGGATTTCAGCAAGGCAATCTCAGCTCTCTGCTTCTCGGTAGCAAGATCCATGTGGTCTGAAATCCACTGCAAGGCTTTCATACGGTCGGCAAGTTTAATCTTTGCACCGTCTTTCCCTTTGGAAACCTCTGAAATTAATGTTCCGTCTACAGCTTTACTGTCTTTTAAATTCACATAGCTGTATTGAACTTCTTCATCCGTCTCCGGATCTGTAAACGTTCCGTTTCCAAATTCTACAAAATCAGTCATATCAGCAAAGGCAATATCCATGTACTTTTGGAAGATGTCAGACTCACTCAGGAACTCCCTGTTGAGTCGATCCTGCTTTAACCGCAAGATTTCATCTTTTATCCTAGCATTTCCTAGCATTCGCGAACCATTCACCAGAGCTGTTGCATAATCAACTCCATACGCTTTCTGATATGCCTTAGTAGCATTAAAACACCGGATGTAATGTATGCAAAAAAGCTGTTGTTTATCGGTCAAGTCGGCGTTCTGCATTACCTGCTTGACTTCATCAGCTACAGCCTTTTTTCTAACGCTCATTTTGTTTTCCGAACGTTCGCTTTTCTTTTCCGAACGCTCGCTTTGATGCTCACCATCCCAATGGTATGTACTTTTCCATCTTCGAACCGTACCGGGAGGAACGTCTAGTTGACTTGCAATCTCAACCAGCTTCATTCCTTTTTTGTATAGTTTTCGGGCTTTCTCTGTCTTTTCGTTCGGACTCCTTGCCACTGCTGCCACCTTCCTGCTTTTTCTTTTCTCTATATTCCCTCATCACATGCGCAATCGCCTGTTCGGCTGTCGGATCACTGTATCTTTCTTTATTCATTCTAATCTCCCCATTCATACGGAGGTCGCGGCTCCCCTGGGTTTCATGGAGCCGCTTAATGTTGTGAGCACGAAAAAAGAGAGACTGCTGCCGCAATCTCCCTTTGAACCTTTCGGTTAGTATAACAATATCATATTTTGAGTGTGCACTTCTATGCACTCTTTTAAATTATAAAATGTTTCAGTGCATCATTATGTATGTAATGGGTGCGTCTCCATGATAATCCCATCTTCACACAGATATCCTCCCACTTCATCAACCGGATATAACGGTACATCAATACATCCTTTTCATCTTCATTATCCATCCGCTCTATCTTGTCCGTGATCTCCTGGCACAGCTTGATTCTGTGATATCTGGCTTTCATGTACCGTCTTTCCTCTTCGTCCAGTAGTGCAGCATAAGCAGATAGATCTGTATTGTTATGTGCGTGTGGCATGCCGTCATTGCCTACAGATGGCATAATCTTGCTTAAACGCATTTCTGTGATCTTTTCCTCGCTGCGTTTCATCTGACGCACTGCTTTTTCATATTGTTTCAGGTATTCCTTTTTGTGGTCTATCTCGTTCACTATCTATCTCCTCCTGTTTTTTCTCTTATAGCATAATTATAAAACAGTGAGTAATAAGATTTGTGCCAATTTTTAAATAAAAAACCGAGTGCATGAAACTAATTATAGTCTCATACATTCGGTTCTATGATGCTGATTTATGAATATATTATGGTAAATAAATATATTTATGTCAAATCGCTTCATTCTTTGTAACTTTACTTATGCTACATCATGAGTGCCTTTTCAAGTACCATAGCATATATAATCTGCTCATTCTGAAATTTTCTCCCAGATTTTATACATACATCATCCCTCAATGTTACCTCCGGATTTCTCAAATAGAAATCACTATTTAATCTTTCCTGATCTTCTAACACATATTTCATAAAGTTACTCATATCTTTCAAATCAAAACACTTACTACTAAATTTATTTTTCCACTCCACAAGGTTAACACAATTGCCTGAAAAATATTCTCCATATTTACTCGCCCACTTCCCTGCGTCACTTTTCAGTTCACAATTATCTCTCAACACAATGTTTGGAATACTTAACATAATAAGTTTAATATCATCCGGTATCTCCTTCTTATAAAGCCTAACCAAATAAAGAAGTTGGCTTAGATCAGAAACTGTTGCCTGTTTTTCCCTAAGTTTTACTAAAATCTCTGCAAATTCTACTTGTACTTCCAATGCTAACATTACCGCATACCTCCTTTTATTAAATTCTACTACATAACCCCACAATAATCAATTACAAATATAAAAATATCTATTATATCTCTATACCATCCGCATTTCTCATTCTTTTCTTCCTCTAAATTCGTTTTTTTGTTGCGTTAGTCTTTGCGCTATCTCTTTCCTCCGGTAAAAATTTCTCCGACTGATCGGGAGAATGCCATAATGAGCTTCTAACATGTCATAACTGGTACCAACAACGATTGATTCTGTCAGTTTATCGGCTATGATGCTATCTACACTCATACAGATCTCGTACACTTCTTTCTCATTCACACACATTCCCCCTCTGCTTGTTTTATTTTTCTCCCTGCCTGTTCTTCATTGTTTATTAGTATCCGTATATCCCAGCTTCTCTAATCTTGCCATAAATGTCAGAGTAACCTGCACTGGCCAAACCTGCCCATATCTTTTGTTTATCTCTGCCGTGATTTCTTCCGGTGTCAACTGCTGCTTGGACTCCTTCATGATCTCTAATACTTTTTTCTCCTGATCTGATAAATTTTGCATGTTATTTTCTCCTTTATAATTATATTTGTAATTTCTGTATAATTATAATTTACATGTGTAATGTTGTCTACTGCTTGAGAACCATTTTAATCTTCTGCATTTTCCTGCTTTTCCACCATTTTTCCCATGTTCCACGCAATATGCATGACATGTTTTTTCTAAACATAGTTCAAAATTTGTTCTTGTGATTTCTGGCTGCCCTGCCATTAACGGATGAAACGTCTCTGTCACTGTTCTAAATGGACACATCATCACTTTTTTATTTTTCATTTTTTCTTTTCTTCCTGCAATAAACTCAAACCCATATCACCAGCATCATTGACGTTGTCATTAATACTCCCCAGTAAATAACGTCGCACAGGTTCTTCTTTTTTCTCGCTTTATCCATTTCTTCAATCAATGAAAGTGAATATATAAATATAATTGCTTTAAGAATCATTTTGTCAGCACCTTTTTTCTTCCACTTCTACGGCTAATAATTTCTAATGTGTCCCTGCTCTCTGATATTACCATCCAGTGATCCGGTACCAGGTTGTTATTTGATATAATTTCTTTCTGTGCTCTTGTTGGTTTGCTCGGTTGTTTCATCTGTTCCACCTACCCTTTCAAAATAGAACTTTATAGGTTCTCTGTTTTCCTGCACCATGCCATACCGCAAGGCTATATTGTATATACACACATCTCTTTTCAGCCGGTCCGGTATTTTCTGCAACTGCTTTCTAAAATCCTCCAAATCCATCGTTGATTTATACCGATTGCACGAACCACAGGACGGCATAAGGTTTTTAATATCATTCACATCTATTCCAGTAAATTCTTCTGTGTATTCATAATTTCTGATGCAGTATAAATGATCTACATTAAAGCCTTTTTCCGGTATCTCACAACCACAATAAGCGCAGTGACCATTGTATTTCTGATACACTAATTTTCTGACCGACTTTGGAATTGACTTACGCATCTACTCCACCGCCTTTCACGATTGTAATCCCTCTACCCATTCTCCGTTATCAATCCGTTTTCCACGGCATAAAAATCTATTCTCCATGACTTTCTCCTTTCTTCGGATATACAAGCTTCAAATCATATCCGCTTGTAATAAATTTCAACGTCAATTC